CGGCGCCGGTGATCTTGTTCCAGTCGTAGCGGTTGAACTTGCCGTCAACGGTGACGCTGCTGATGAAGTCGTCGAGACTGCTGAAGCCCATTGGCTAACTCCTGATCGTGGTAATGAGGCCCGTGAACACACGGGCGTTCGGCGTCGCGCCCACCTGCGAACGCAGCACATTCAGATACGCGCCCGGCTCGATCTTCGGGAACCGCGGATAGTAGGTCTGCTCGGCCATCGTGCCGATCTCCGCGTACAGCAGATGCGTCAACGGCTTCACGATCACAAGCGCCGAGATCCCGCCGGGCTGCGTCGTCCACGTGAACTGCTCCACGCTGCGGATGCCCGTGTCGGTGCCCTCAAGTCTGATGAACGGCTCCATGCGGTTGCTCGACGTACCGCTGCTGCACGTCAGGATGAACCCCGACGCCGTCGGCGTCACCACCGACCCCGACGACGTGCGGCCCGCGACGCCGTCCTGGTTCGTGTACGACAACGTGAACGACCCGACGCCGCTGCCCGAACCCTGCGCCACGATGAACGCCCGCAAACCCTTGCCGTCGGTGTAACGCGGCAGGCTGACCGTGTTCGTCAGATCCTGCGCGTCAGCGGAGTCGCCGTCCAAGAACGGGTAGTACAGCAGCCAGTCGCAGAACATCAACTGCGCCGGCGCCTCAAGCGTGCCCGCATTGCCGAACACCATCGCCTCAAGCAGATGCTCCGACGCGCCGTCCTCCAGACGCCAATGCCGGATACCGTCGTTGGCGTCCAACGTCGCCGACACCAACGGCGCCGACGCATAGAAGTTCGCCGCCGGGATACCCGCCAGCATCGAATCGTCGTACCACTGCTGCGTCACCGCCGTCACCGACGTCGTCTTACGCCACATCCCGTACCAGAGTTTGCGGTCGTCGATGTCGCCGAAGCGGGAGAACCCGCCCACGCTACGACTCGACCGCGCTCAGCGCCCCAATGGCGAGCTGCGGCTGAATACCGTTGGACACCGCGAGGCTTGAGTTCAGCGCGCCGCTGTACAGGATCTGCGTCGACCCAGCCGGCGTCACGGAAATGTGCGTGATCGTGTTGCTGCCGCCGGTGCACTGCGGGAACTGGATCAGGTTGTCGTTGCTGACCGTGTCTCCGCTGACGGTCCAGTCCGTCGCGGCACGGTCCACCGTCACCGCTGCGTACGACGTGTACGTGGCCTCACTGGTCGTCGAGATCCCCGCCTCGCCAGGGTCGGCGGTGTGCAGGTGAATGTCGAGTTCGGTCGCGGCATCCCACGACGGGGCAACCCCGGTGAAGATGTACGCGAGGACATCAGTCTCGGTGGCGTTGGACTTACTCATCGGCTGCCTTGGCCTTCTTCGGTGCGGTGCGCTTCACCGGCGCCTCACCGAACTTCGCGAGCTGCTCGTCGACCTGGGCGAGCCGGTCGGTCTTGCCCGCCACCTCGTAGCCGTGGCGCTCCTCCTTGAGGGCACGCACGTAGTCTGCGCGGGCCTTCGCTGCATCGTCGGACATGCAAACTCCCATGAATGGTGGTGGGTCGGGGGGTGGCCGTGGGGGCGCCGGATCGCGACGCCCCCACGGCTGTTACGCATCCGCTCAGGCGAACACGGGGGTCACCAGGCCGGTGCCCGAGATCTTCTGAGCGTGGCTGTACCGGGCGTGGGTGTAGGCGAAGTAGCCGTACACCACCAGGTCGATGCCGAGGCTCTTCACGCTCGGGCCGGTCTCGGTGCGGATGAACAGCGGCGCAGCCGAGTCCTCCCACAGGTGGCACTCGTTGGCCGAGACGAAGTAGATCTCGTCCTCGTTCGTGCCACCACCGAGGTTCGTGGCGATGTTGTTGTCCACGATCACCGGGACGCCCGACGGCAGCACGCCGCGGAACCCGGAGCCGTACTTCTCACCGAAGTTCACACCGGCCACGTTGAACGCGCCAGCACCGGGCTGGCCGAACAGCGGGAAGGTGGACGACAGCTGCGACTGCAGCCAGTACCAGCGCCGCGAGTGCATGACCGCGATGTTCGCGCCCGGGTCCTGGTTGACCAGGGCCGCTTCCACCGCTGCCACACCGGCCAGCAGCTTCGGGTACAGCTCGGCTGCGGTCGGGGAAGCGTCGGTGTATGCGATCGACGTTGCCACGTTGGTCAGGCCGTTGGTGGCCTGGTTCAGCAGCGTCGAGTCCAGGGTGGTCGCGTAGGCGGCCATCAGGTCCTCCACGGTGACGTCCTCGACGCCGGTGCCGCGCTGCACAGCCTGGTACGACAGGGTCTGCGACCCGCCGGCGGTCTGCACGTTCACGGTGAGCAGGGTGTCGTCGATGTTCGTCTCGGACACCGCGCTGTTCTCCGTCTGCACCGCGACCGAGGTGCCCGTGGTGATCCGCGAAATGTTCACGGTCATGCCCTCGGGCGGCAGGTCGTGGCTGCGGCAGGCGTCGGCGAACGGCCGGGCCGCGCGCGCTGAGGCCGCGTACAGGTCGGTCAGGTACTGCGGGACGACCAGCCCTGCGAACGCCGCCGAACCGGCGGCACGGGTGAGCTGCTCACCACGCTCGACACGCTCCTCGGACATGTGGCGCACGATGCGCTCACGTGCCTCGAAGTCGTTGAAGCCCTCGACGGTGCCGCGCACGACGTCGGCGAGGAACGCCTTGCCCTTCGGGTCGGACTCGGGGCTGTAGGTGCGCTTCTCAGCGCCCACACGGGCCACCTCGTCGTACTTGGGGGTGCGCACGTTGGTCGGCACGTGCTGCTCGCGCAGCTCGGCGATCTCCGCGTCACGCTTCGCCTCGGCGATCAGCTCGTCGCACTCGGCCTGGAGGGTCCGGACCTCGGCGTCGAGGCCGTCACGCTCCGCGGCCAGCGCGGCGATCATCTCGCGGGTGACAGACTCGTCACCGTTCTCGATCTTGTCGCGCAGGTCGAGCAGGGCGGCCTGCTTCTCACCCCGCGCGGCGATCGCGACGTCCAGCTTCTGCTGGGCACGCGCGATCAGTTCCTTCATCGTCACCATGACGACATTCCTTTCGGATCGGTTGTGGTTGGGGTGACCTGCAGGCGGGGTACGCAGCGCACGGGTGCGGTGGCCCTCTCGCGTGGGTCGGATGGTTCTACCTGGGTGCCGCGATGACGGCGTCCAGGTAGGCCGCCACAGACCCCCGGCGGGGGCCGGCGTGGCGGAGTTCAGCAGTCGTGTGGGGGTTGGCACCCCACCCGACGATGGCCACATCGCCACGGTGGATGTCCACCTCGGTGATGCGGTACTCGGTGTAGTCCGGGGACCACTGCCCAGACGTGATGCGGAACGCGAACGACATCTCGTCGATCAGCCCGGCGCGCAACTTCGGTTCGATGTACTGCACATCCAGGTCGAGGCGGTCCAGGTCCGCATCGACGGTCAGACCCGGTTCGGTCATCGACAGTCGCAGGGTGCCCAGCGTGGTGCGGGCGATGCGGCGCATCTGGTTGTGGTCCAGGACCAGCGGGACGTCGAGGTCCTCACGTGCCAGCGTCACATCGAAGGCGTCATGGGACACGATCTCGGTGTACGGGCCGAACATGTCCCACATCTCGTAGGCCCGCTCGGTGGCCGAGGCGACACCGGCGAAGTGCAGCCCGTCACCTTCGGCCTGCTCGCGGATGTCGATGGTCGCCAGGGGTGCGCGCATCACCGCGCGGGCATCGACGTCCTGGGCGCAGCGGCGCTGCGACGGCCGGTGCGACAACTGCTCGACACCACGGGAACGGGCCAGCGCGGCCTCACGGAACTCGATCACGGGTTGACTCCTTGTGTCTGCGCACGGGTGGGGAACAGGCGTGCGAACTCGGCTTCCTGCTCGGCGGTCAGCGGTGGCTGGTTCTCCAGCGCGCGGGCCTCGGTGACAGTCATGCGGCGCATCTCGATCGCCTTCGACTGCAGATCGGCCCGGCCCGCCGGGTCCATGCGCAGCATCGCGTCGGTGTTGAACTTCACCACCTGCCCGCGTGGCGTCAGGTTCGCGGTGAACGTGCGCTCACGGCGGGTGAACGCCGGGCCCAGATTGTGGATGAGCAGCTGCAGGTTGCGCTGGGTGACATTCGCGTAGGTGATCGAGCCGGACGTCGACTCCACATCGACCGCATCGCCTGGCACACCGTAGAACCGGCACAGATCCTGAGCACTGGACTTCAGCATGTCGATGAACGCCGACTCCGACGCCTTCGCCCCGAGCACCGAATACTCCCAGTCGGATCCGGTCACGAACACATCCCCGGTGCTCACGGTGTCCAGGAACGACTGCTTCACCTCGGCGGCCTCAGCCTTGTTCAGCCGCTTCTCCGCATTGCGCAGATGCGCCGCCGGGATCGCCTGGCCGGAGAACCACGACGCTGCGAACTCGGCAGCGGACAGCCCGCCGGACAGGCTCAACGCCGCATACGCGGTCGGGGACAGCCCCAACGGTGACCCCGACACGGTGAACTGCCGTTCGTGCCACACGTCGGCGGGATCCACCAGTTCGCCGTCGATACGCCACTGCACCTGCCCGCCGGCCCGACGCAGCACCACCGAGCCGGCATCCACCAGCTCGATACGCGACGGGTACCCAAGCCGGTCACGGGCCGTGATAAGCCCGACCGCGTTGCCGCACTCGTCGAGGTCGAACTGCGACGAGTACAGCCACTCCGACACGTCCCGTTCCCCATCCGGGGAACGCAACACCGGCGGGGTGTCGCCGGCCACCAGGATCCCGTCGCGCTCCTTGAACACGTCCAGCGGCGTGGTCGACACCAGATCGGCGCGAAGGCGCAGGCACGCCCACTTCACGCTCGAGCGCAGCGACGAATCCCGGCCCACCGGCATCGGCTGCTTCGACGAGCGGGCACGCACCCCCACATCGGCCAGCGTCAAGGCGCGCGACGAACGTCCGAACAGCAGACTCATCCGCGGTGCTCCAACACCCAGGCCGCCAGCAGCGACACACCACCGGCGGCGGCCAGCACGCCGGCGAGGCCGAGCAGCACCACCGCAGCCGCACACAGCAGGCCGACCCCGGCGATCTCCAACACGGTCGTCAGCATCGGGGTCTCCTTCTACAGAATCGAGTCGCGATGCTTCGCGTCGAATGCGGAATGGCATCGCTTGCACATGGGCTGATAGAACGCTGGGTCGGCCGAATACAGCATTCCGGCGCCGAGCAGCGCGTCCATCGGTGCTCTGATCACGTCCGGATCGCGGTGGTTGTACGCCCACTGTTGTGCCGGGCCGCCGCATTCCGTGCAGATGTACTGACTGGCGCGGCCTCGGAGCTTTCTCACGCGGTCGTGAGCGGCTCCGTAGCCAATATCACGGCCTTTTGACACTGGCATGATCGCCGCGTCGCCAGCGTCGCCTTGAGTCTTCCAGCGGTAGTAGTGGGCGCCGCAGAAACCCCGCGCCGTCGAAAGACGGTCGCATTCATCGACCAGACACTCTGCCCCAGGGTTGCGAGCACCAATGCGCACTTCGCCAGTAGTGCCATTTCTGCGCCAGCGGTCGTAGTGTGCCGAGCAAAGCCCCTTAGTGCGAGACTTACGGGTGCAACCGTCTACTGCGCATGGACCTGATGGTGGGGTACGAGCCGGACGCCCCGCAAGCGGATCACCGTGGTTGTACCACCTGCTGTAGTGTTTCCGGCACCATCCACGTGCTGAGAGTGGCTCCGTGCAGCCTTCGATTGAGCATGTAACGTCAGACACGCTGACCTCCTAGTCGCAATAGGGGTGTTGGCTGACCCCCGTCGGTTGCCGCCGATGGGGGTCGCTTTGTTTGCTGGGGAAATCGTCAGAGGATACTGTCCGCCACGTCATAGTCGACGTCGTTCTCGTTGTGCCACTGGGCCCGATCGACAGCCATGACCATCGCCACCGCCGCGTCGATCTTCCGCGGCGAACGGGGCTGCTCCTTGACCAGCCGCACACCGCGGGAGTCCGAACGCAGCACCGCGTTGGACACATGCCGGGCCAGCCGGGCATCCCCGTCGTGGCGCAACTGGTGGGTGCGGACCAGAGCGGTGACCCGCTGCGTGGCCGGGGTCATGCGCTGCGCCGACTGCCGGAACTCCGTGACCGGCAAGCCATCGGCAGACAGCACCTCCATCGTGCGATTGAGCACGAACGGGTCGCAGGCCACCTCGAGGACCTTCCAGCGCATCGCGGCCAGCCGGACCTCGTTCTCCACCGCACCGATGTCCACCATCCACTCCGAGCGGTCCGGCGGCCGTTCCCACAGCCCCACCAGATGCACATGGTGCGGCTGGGACACCGACACCGCAACCAGCGCCGTCGAGTCGTCCGACAGTGAGGCGTCCAGGCCGAGGACCACCGGCTCGCCGTCCGGGATCGGACACCCTGCATTGCACAGATCCCAGTCCAGCTGCGCCAGCCACTCCCCCTGGATCGACTTGGGCCGGTTGAACCAGTACCGCTCCCACTCCGCCGGGGTCGTCTGCGGGTCGTCATACGAGTCGGCGATCGCTTGCAGATCCATCCAGCCGGCCGCCGGACCGTACACATGCTTCAGCCCGGCAAGCCTGCCCTTCGGGGTGCGGGCGTCGAACTTCGCCGGCGCCTCACGATGGTCGAACAGCAGGCCAACGTTCGACGCCCGGCCCTCAGCCACCGCCCGCGCGAACTCGAACGTGCCCTCAGCCACCGACCCCTCGCCCGGCGCGAACATCGTCGTCGTCTCGAACATCCAACCCGAGGCGATCTTGCGTTTCAGCAGGTTGCGCAGCACCACCTGGTGCAGCCGTTTCTGCCGCGGCAACGCCCACAGATGCGTCTCGTCGGCCACCACATACGTCGACTTCTTGCCGTCCGCGCTGGAATCGGCCGACGAATCCGGGGTGATCGTCCCCCGGCCGTCAGGAAGGTTGATGCGGGTCAACCCCACATCCACACGGCCATACACGTCCAGCAGGGCCGCCGCGCACGTATCCGGGTCCAGCATGAACCGGATCGCGTCGTACGTGTTGCCCGCCTGGTCCAGCTCGGTGGCGAAACACAGCACTTCCGGGCGGGTCACCGGCACCCCCACCGGCTCGCCGGCGGTGTAGCGGTAGCCCCACGGCGACACCTCACCACGTTTGGCCCAATGGTCAAACCGCACCGGGGCCAGCCCCTCGGCGCACGCGATGAACGCCGCCAGCTCCGACTTGGCGCGGCCCTTCGACCGTGACATCACCGCCCGGCGGATCTTGCGCCGACCATCATCGTCGAGCGCGTAGGCCCGGATGATGAACGCCGCGAACTCATCATCGAGCTCGACCGGCTGGCCCTCCACATCGCCGGGGCCATGCACACAGAACGTCTCGATCCAGTCGATCAGGGCCCAGCCCAAAGACTGCAGCCTACGACTCATCACCAACGGCCTTGAGCAGCCTCGAGCGCCTCGACGACGACGCACGCTGCGCCGGCGGGCGTTCCGACGGCGACCCCTGCGACCCGGTGGCCTCCACCCGCAACCGCAGCCGGTCCTCCAACGTCGCACCGAACTTCGCCACCCGCAGCCGCAACTCAGGGGCGGCGGTCTCCGTGCCCGACCAGAACGCGGTATGCAGAACCGCGGTGTCCAGCAGGAAGTCCCAGTCGGTGGCCGTGAACTTCTGCGCCTGCGCCGACTCCCGCCACGTCTGCCACCACGCCACGGTGCGCGGATGCCACGCAACGTCCTGCGGCAGTTCCGGACCGCGGGTCACGCCGTCCGCAGCGATCTGCGTGAAACTTGCACGCTTACGCGCCTCGTCGTTCGGTCTGGACAGCGGATGAGTCTGCTGTTCGGACGTTCGTCGCGCGCCTTGACGCTGGCCGATGTGGGGGTGCGTGCCCGCTCGTCGAAGCAGCCGATGCCGGTGGGCCGTGATTCGTCGCTGCGCTCGAGT